CAAACCCGAAAGTTGGCGATATGATAGTATCAAATGTAAAAACAGCAGTGGTCGCTGTATTGTCGGGCAAGGTCTCTGTCAGTCCAATCAAGCGTGTGTAACTGCCTTGAGTGAATTGGCTTTGTGTTGAGGAAAACAATGCTGATATGTTTGAATATTCAGTGAGTATTTCAGTATTGCCAATAACAGGTGCGCCTTCTTGCAAGCTACCGTTACCGATGAATAATTGACGTGTGTCTGTGCTCCAGCCCAGTTCTGCACCGGCCAGTTGCGGTAGATTTGATTGTAGCCCTTTACGATTGGTGATCTGACTGATCTGTACAATAGCCATTTGTTGTCCTTTGTGTCTATAGTGTATTTAGCAGATAATACTGCTCTACCCGTTGCCACCACTGCTGACGATACTGTTCAAATTCTGCACCGGATATTATGAATTCTTGATATTCAGGTTGTCCAACAATATTGCCAGAATCGTCCATTTCAGGTTTGACACACATCAGGACTACACCTTTTTTGATTGTGGTGCCGTGTATTTCATTGTGTGCTTCGGCGTAAGCGCATAACTGCAAGAAGTAATCGTCAATCCAGTCACGCCGTTTGGGCCGGTTGGTCTGCTTGTAGTCCAAGATACTTTGTTCATCGAGATGTATACCGGCGGCATCTGTAGTTCCTGCATAGATTCCAGGAAAGTATAAGGGAACTTCATATCCCCAGAACTCAGTGACGTTACATAAGCCATGATCAATCACGGTCTGCGCCATGATATGACTTTGTTTACTGTAAGGATTACTGCCAGCTTCGGTAATCTGTCCGGTCTTGGTATAGTCTTCAAGGTACTTGTGCATCCTGGTGCCACGATTGGCTGCTTCTGTAGTGATGGCCTGTGCCTGTACATGTCCCACTCGGTTACGCCAGTTCTGTAGGGCCTGCTTTTTTTCTTCAGGCTTGGTAGCTTCCAGAATTGTGGTCACGCTGGGTAACCGACGACCATCCGGTGTGGCGTAGAGCCTACGGCCGTCTACTGTTTCCCTAGGTATGGGTTTGTAATCAAATTTTGGATTAAACACGTTTTATATTCTAAATGATTCGCCGCAACCGCAACGATCTTTTTCTTGAGGATTGACAAATTCAAAGCCTTCGTTTAGTCCTGCACGAACATAGTCCACTAACAGTTCATCCAGGATAGGAAAGTCTTTGGGATCTACTACGATTTTAAAACCATCAGAGTCAAACACTAGATCAGATTCTGCTGTGCTATCTACATATTCTAACACATAAGCCAAGCCTGAGCAACCGGTGGTTCTTACTCCAAGTCTTATACCAATGCCATGACCTCTACGGTCAAGGCTGGTAGCGATTTTGCTTGCGGCTTTGGGTGTGACGTAGATCAATGCTTTTCTCTATAATCTGCTATTGCGGCTTTAATCGCATCTTCCGCAAGTATACTGCAATGAATCTTAACCGGCGGTAATGCGAGTTCTTGTGCAATCTGAGAATTCTTAATGCTTCCTGCTTCGTCCAGCGTCTTGCCCTTGACCCACTCGGTAACAAGGCTTGAACTTGCGATTGCAGAGCCACATCCGTAAGTTTTAAATTTCGCATCTGTGATAATGCCATCTTCCACCTTTATTTGTAGTTTCATTACATCACCACAAGCAGGAGCACCAACCATGCCGGTGCCTACTGTATCATCAATCTCCATTTTGCCCACGTTTCGCGGATTTTCATAGTGATCAATTACTTTATCTGAATATGCCATGTTGTATTTTCCTAATTTGGAACTAGAACTAGTCTATAACAATTACAGTTAGCATCTAGTATTTGCTCTTGGTGATACCCATTGGGTGCTGACGGCTGTGCCAATGGTTGCACATAAACTGGTTGTGGTGCTACATATACCGACGCAGGGGTATAGTGTGGTCTAGATAGTTCGTAACCAATCACGCCACCAATGATAGCTGGTGCTATCCAGTAAGTTCGATTTGGGTGCGAGCCGTGATGCCAAGGTCCAGCCTGGACTGAGGTGGCAAATACAGCAAGTACAACAAGTAATTTTTTCATAGTCAACTCCTTTTTACAAGTATACGATACTTATGCTACGAAGTCAATGGGTTAGGTGCGGCGATTTAGGGCCGCTTTGGCGTTTTTATCTACAATAGCTCTAGCTTGATCAACTGGCATGCCTGTATCACCTTCGGTGTTACCACGGAATCTAACCACTCCACTGTTTGGATCAAACGGTTCAAGGATATCTTTGAGTGGGTCTTGTGCCATGTACTCCGGTAAGTTTTGTGGATTTACTTCGATGCCAAGACTTCGAGCTGCCTGCATGAAGGCATCTGTGCTGATTTCCTTGCGAGCATTTTCATCGTCGGCCCGACCAGCTAAAAACTGACTCAAGGCCAATAATTTTTGTGCGCTGGGATCAACTGACTCACAAATTTCATGAAAACGCATTATCTGCGACCACGTCCTAACGCTGCAGGAGGTGTTTTCATGTTGGCATCAATGTCAAGATCAGCTTCAAGATCATCTGCTGGCATTTCAACATCCATCTCAGGAGCGGCCATTTGACCATCATCTGGTAATCCTGCGCCACCTAGTGCATCCATAGCAGGAGGAACAGCGCCACCTTGGCCAGTTACTACACCAAGAGCCTGTTCTAGTTGTTGCTTGCTGGCTTGTAAATTTTGTACCAAACCACCCAATGCCGCATTGGCATCAGTGTTAAATTGTACCGACTGCTCAACACCAACTTCGTTTTTGACTTGATCACATAATGCAGGTAAATCTTTAAACTGCATACTGGTCACATCTTCCAACATCTTTTGCACACGATCAACCATGTCCTGAGCGGCCAATACTACCTGTGCCTGTTGGATTTCACTTTCTTGTAAACGACGATACAAACGATTGTGCTTGCGATTTTCCATTGCAACGGGAGCAACAGGATTATTCATGGCCTTTTGTAGATCAGCAATTTGTTGTTGTAATAGTTTAATCTGGTCTTGTATGGCTTTTTTTCTTTCTGATTGCTGTGCGGATGCCATTGCAGCGGCCTGGGCACCAGATTGTGTTGATACCGGAGCAGTAGGAGCGACTGTGCCCGATTGCATGGGCATGACATCTTCATGCATCTTTTTAGTCAATACTTGTTCAAGCATGATCAATTTTAAATAGGTGGGATTCTTTTCACTCTTGTGGAATTCTGGAGTCTTGCGATGTTCTTGCACCAAGCCACGCACACGACCAAGTAGATTGCGAGTCTGTCTACGGCTGATGGTATTAAGGCGTATACGACCACCAAAATAACTTTCAAATACCTTAGCGGCTTGTTTTGTTGGGCTTGCGGCCAGTTCTTGCAGTTTCATTGTCTAATCCTCGTTGTTGATAATATTTAGCCTGATTGACACAATTGGCCAATTGAAGTTCAAGCTGTTTTTTAAGTATTATCTTGCCTTCTAGCTTGATTTCAATGTCTTCACGGAATTGGGGTCTAGTGCTACGATCGCCTATAGCGGCTCTTACAGCTATGTCGTTAGTGATATGACCCAATTTCTGATCCAATCTATGTAGATCACGTGCCAGTGCATATGATTTGTTTTTGTCGGCTATGCACCAACTTAGTGCGTTGCGAGTGTTAGTAAACACACCAACATCAGTTGCTGCGCAAGACACGTGGTATCCATCGGATCCTGGTCGTATAATGTAACGCCCAAATGCTTCATATTCACCATTGTCATTTTGAAAAATCATCTGGTCCATCAAGCTACGGAATTCCTGTCGGAAAATTCGGTCAAATTCTTGTTCTGTATTCATTTAATAACGTAGGTTGCTACCAGCCAAGCTATGGTTCCAATCAAGGTACCAATGATACCAACACCCCAGGCAATTATTCTGTCGGTAGATTTTTCATGCAGGCTGTTTATGGTGATTTTGACTTCTTGCAACATGTCGCAAAGATGTGAGATATTTGTGCCCATGGCCACCATCTTGTCTTCTAGTGCATTGTATCTTTCGGCGCATAATTCAACGTGCGCTTCCAGGCTCTTTTTTTCAATTTCTGTTGTTCCGCTCATGATTTTTTCCCAGTTTATTTATTTACCGTGATTGGACTAAACCAAATGTTTTGTCCAGGTCCAGAAGTCACAACCACGGACGCTAGTTCTCTACGGTTGTCAAGGTCTGTCAGCATGGGCACACCGTCTGCATCGCTATACAACACTGCTACAGGATCGGCATCAGTGCCATATGCTCCCGGAGTTTCAGTTTCAAATTCAAAACTCCAACTGGATCCTTCTCGCTCGGGTTCAGTTGACTCGACCTGTGTTCGCATGCCAATGATTTGATTTACAGTTTCCCAATTGCGTTGTTGATTCCTGGATCTATTCCAGTCTGCGACATCTTGAATGGTATTGCCAGCACGATCTTCAAAAGGCACTCGCGACGATTTAAAGTATCCAGTGACACCAGTGGCGGTAATATCAAACAAAGTGGTGCAGGAGAATCTCATCGATCAGTATGTAGCATTAAGTATGTATTTAATGCCAAAGAAAAACCCCAGGTTTTTAATCTGGGGTTGATCAACGACGAAAGTCGTGCTACCGACTCGATTAAGAGTAGTATGTACCTTGAGTAACAAATGTTGCTCGTGCAAACACGTTAGCAGTTGGAATACCAATAGTTGCTGTGTTAGCTGTTTGAGCAGCAGCAACTAAAGTAGCTGTGTCATAAGCAGCAACAGGATACAATGCAATAGCGATGTTTGCGTTTTGTGCACCACCAACTTGATACATTGCAACTGTTGAAGTCTGTTGAATTGCTTGTAGAACGTTAGAAACAAAGTTAGAACCACTAGCAATTCCACCTTGACCAGTTAAAGCAGCGTTAGCTACCACTGTGAAAAAGTCTAATTTAGGACCTGCAAAATTGGTAACTGCGGCGTTAGCCACGTTAGATGATTGTGCTGGGGTACCATTAAGTACGTCTGTTGCGAATACCGGTTGTGCGCCACCGGAAACTACGGTTATATATGCCATTTTAAATCTCCTTTATGTATGGACTCAGAGGTCCTACTATTGTTTCT